CCCCTTTACAGGAAGACCAAACTCCTGTACAAAGTCAACCTAGACAGACTCAAACTGTACAACCGGACGAAAAATCCCTGCGCTGGCAGGCAAGAAACCAGTGGTTCGGATCGAATGGGTTTGAAGAAGTTACCAGCTACGCATTAGGGCTGCATCAAAAACTAGTCAATACGGGTGTAGACCCGCGTTCCGATGAATACTATGAACAGATAGATTCACGCGTCCGTTCGAAGTTCCCAGAAGTATTTGGTGAACCAGAACAAAAATCGGCACCTGCCGCAAAGCGTCCTTCAACGGTTGTTGCTCCTGCGTCAAGATCGACTGGCGTGAAAAAGGTTCAACTTACTCCGACGCAAGCTGCGTTAGTGAAGAAGTTTAATCTTGATCCCAAGAAATATTACCTTGAACAACAGAAATTGGAGGCACAAAATGGTTGATGTTAAAAAAACTCGTGATCTAGAAACCCGTGACAAGGAAGTTCGTAAGGACTATAAACCTGCGAGCACCCTGCCGGATCCTATACCGGAGCCTGGATATGTGTATCGTTACATAATGACGCACTTATTAGGCAAGCCCGACACCACTCGTTTGTCTCGCATGAGACGCGATGGCTGGGAACCAGTAAAGGCATCGGACCATCCCGAGCTGATGATTGAAGGAAATAACGAAGGCAACGTTGAAATCCAAGGATTGATTCTGTGCAAGAACACCACGGAGAACATGGAAGCCTACAATCGTTATTACGCCAAGCAAGCAGCAGATCAGATGGAGTCAGTGGACAATAGTTTCATGAAAGACAATGATCCAAGGATGCGCAAGTTTTCGGAGAGAACCTCCACAACTAGCCGTTCTGGATTTTGATAGTTCTTAATTCAAAGGAAACTTAAATGGCTTACCCAATCGTCTCAGCCCCTTACGGGTTTAAAGCGGTCAGTGAGTTTGGTGGTTTACCCTATGCTGGTTCTACTCGCATGTATCCCATCGCTACTGGCTACTCTACCAACTTGTTCAATGGCGACATTGTTCAGTTGTCTGGTGGTACTATTGTTACCACCACCATGTCTGCTGCATCCTCACCCGGTACAGCAGTTGCAGGTACTTTAGGTATCTTTGTTGGCGCAGAGTACACAAACTCTTCAAGCCAAATCGTTCGCGGTCAATACTGGCCAGCAAGCACATCATCTAACTACGCAGTTGGATATGTGATTGATGATCCAAGAACCGTGTTCAAAGCTGCTGTTGTTGCTCAAGGTACTTCTTTGTCTAACACTGCTTCTACAATCGGCTATATCAACCCAACATTCATTGGCACCAATGTATACGCTATCACTGGCGGTACAGGTAGCACCATTACTGGTGACTCCGCAATGGCCATCTCTGGTGGTGTTGTTAGCTCTGGTACTTCTGGTAACACTCGCGTTACATCAGGATTGCCTTTCCGCGTTGTTGGCGTTGTACAAGACACAGCCGTTACCGTTTCAGCTACTGCTTCTACTTCTGGTTCAAGCACAACTGTGACATTGACTGCTGCTAATACAGCTATTCAACCTGGTATGCAACTGATCGCTCCAAGCGGCACAGGCTCTGCACAAGGTAACTACATTTATGTTGTTACAGTGTCTGGAACTACTGTGACTGTTAACAGCGCAGTAACGTTGGCTGCTGGTTCTTCAGTGGCTTTTGTAGGTTATCCCGAAGCATTAGTCGTATGGAACCAAGGTTTCCAGGGTATGACTAATGGCACTGGCGTTTAATTAAGGAGCACATAAATGGCTATTTCACGCGCACAACTATTGAAAGAGCTGCTCCCAGGCTTGAACGCTTTGTTCGGTTTGGAGTATGCACGTTACGGCGAAGAGCACAAAGAAATCTACGAAACAGAGAAATCTGAGCGTAGCTTTGAAGAAGAGACCAAATTGTCTGGTTTCTCTGCTGCTCCAGTCAAGGCTGAGGGTACTGCATTGTCTTATGACAACGCACAAGAAGCCTTCACAGCTCGTTATAACCACGAGACCATTGCTCTTGGATTCTCAATCACTGAAGAGGCGATTGAAGATAACTTGTACGACAGCTTGTCTGCTCGCTACACCAAAGGCTTGGCCCGCGCTATGGCTTATACCAAGCAAGTTAAGGCAGCTGCCGTATTGAACAATGGATTCAACCCCACCGTCGTTGGCGGTGATGGCGTGTCTTTGTTCTCTACAGCTCACCCCTTGGTTTCTGGTGGCACTAATGCCAACACTCCATCTACTCCTGCTGACTTGAATGAGACTTCTCTTGAGAATGCCGTTATTCAAATCGCAGCATGGACAGACGAGCGCGGCCTTTTGATCGCTGCACGTCCCAAGAAATTGATCGTTCCTCCAGCATTGATGTTCGTTGCTACTCGCCTCTTAGAGACTGAGTTGCGCGTTGGTACAAACAACAACGACATTAACGCATTGAAGAACAACGGTTCCATTCCTGAAGGCTACACTGTCAACCACTTCTTGACAGCGCCCAATGCATGGTTCTTGATCACTGACGTGCCTAACGGCCTCAAGCACTTTGAGCGTACACCTCTCCAGAATTCAATGGACGGGGACTTCGACACCGGCAACGTGCGTTACAAAGCCCGTGAGCGTTATAGCTTTGGCTATTCCGATCCACTCGGCGCATACGCTTCTTACTAATCAAATTAGGCATAAATGCTTGTTTGGAGGGCTCTCAAAAGGAGCCCTTTTTCTTGTGCTATAATTACCCGTGTCGTAATCAAGGAGTACATATGGAATATCCAAACACAAGAGAAGAAGCAAAGAAAACCGGCAGTAAGTACTATTTCACTGGACAACCTTGCAAACACGGACACATAGCTTTGCGAAAAACAAAAGGCGCATGTGTTGAGTGTTTAAAAGTTGAGTGGACCAAAGGCAATGAGACGCGGGCAGAATACTTTAAACAGTACAACCAATCTGAAGCCGGACAAAAAGCCAAGCGTGATTATTATGAGCGCAACAGAGAACAAGTTATTGCTAGAGCAGCTGCGCGTCCCGCGGAGCAACGTCGTTTACATAGAGAAAAATATAAAGCGCAGAATCCAGAGTTATATAAAGCACTAACGAGCGTTCGTAAACGGCGCCATAAAAACGCCACCCCAAAGTGGATTACAGCTGAGCAAAAGTTGGCGATGCGTGAGATGTATTTACAAGCTCAAAAGATAACCAAAATAACAGGCGAGCGATATGTTGTTGACCACATCATCCCATTGATTTCTCCTGAAGTTTGCGGCCTTCATGTGCCCTGGAATCTACGCGTAATTACTCAAGATGAGAACCTCAAAAAATCGAACAAACTTCTTGACACTCAACAGGAATAGTGTATATTGAGGGCTGTCTGGGACTTTTTCTCTTGTTGCCACTGGCCCAGCAGACGATGCAACGATTAACAAGAGACTTTTGCATAAGGAATTTATCATGGCACGCAGCACCTTCGAAGGCCCAATCCTATCGGGCGACAACCGTTTTGGACCCCAACGTGATGTTGGAACAGTTCTCTTGACCCAAAGCGCATTTTTGGATTTTTCAGTTACAACTCCCGGCACGCTTAACTACGGTGGCGCATCTGGTCAGTTTGTTTCATCTAATGGCATCCCCAATAACATCGGAACCATTTGGACACCCCAGTCTGGCGTGTTCAGCAATAGCGGTCCTACAGTAGCTTCAGCTCCTACAGCTGATGCAACAGGTACCAACTATCGCGGTGCTGTGTTCTTGATTCCCGCCAACTCAAACATCATTGACGTGATCATCGACCAAGGTACAACACCTACCGATGGAACAAATGCCGTTACATCTACACAGCCTTACATTTCCAACAACTTTGCAACGTCTGCTGGCGTGTATGCTACTTCTGCCGCTATCACAGCTGCAGGCCGTACAAACGCTACTTACACAGCGACTCAGCTGGACAATGCCAACGGCACATTGCAAGATGTTCAGAACATTCAGCCCGGCCAACAACCCACATGGTTCTCTCAAATCGTTGTGACTTTGAAGATGACAGTGGCAAGTTTGACTTCTGTAAACGCTGGTCAATTCAACATTACCATCCGTTACACACAAGCTGATCCCAACATCGGCAACGCTACAACTTACCCATACGGTAACTTTGACTGATCTTCTGGGGGCTTCGGCCCCCGTCTTTAATTAAGGAGATTATTCATGGCAGCACAAAGCTCAAGTGGAATTCCTGGTACAAATAACCAATGGACTTCCATCACTCGCGAATCAAGAACAGAGCCCTTTGACCTGCAAGTTGCACGCGGTCAAATTGGTGGTCACTCTATTGTCAGTATTTTTGGTTACCAAGCAGCAGTTGGTACGACAGCAATTCCCGTTTGGGAAAATGCATCCACTTACACATACCCAACAAGCGCATCCACTTTGACAGTGGTCAGTTCATCTACATCAGATGTTTCTCCTGCGGCGGTGTTTGTAAATGGTTTGGATTCCAACTTCAACCCAGTATCTGAAGTGGTTGTACTGAATGGTACAACTGGCGTAACGACTTCAAAGTCTTACTTCAGAATTAACGGATTGCAAATGGTTGGCGTTGCTTCTGGTCAAACTTCCAATGTTGGAACTATTACCATTAAGCAGTCTACAAACACACTTGCTCAAATTAACCCAGGTATTGGTAAGTCACAAAGTACCATTTACACGGTTCCTGCCAACAATACTTTCTATTTGGATATTGCTGAAGTTAACTCATCAAACAGTTACACAAGCAGCACAATCCTTACCTACAAAGTACAAGCAATTAACAATGTAACCGGCGTGGCGTTAACGGTTTTACAGCAACCGTTTGTGGCCATTTACACAATCAACAGATCGACTGTGCCTTTTACTTATACTGAAAAGACTGACATTCAATGGCAGTTGGCCACAAGTACAAGTACGGTTGCAGCTGGCGTTGTGATTGCCGGTAAACTAATTGCGAATGCATAATCATGAGCACTCCAGCATGGCAACGCAAAGAAGGGAAGAATTCGAACGGTGGCTTAAACGCCAAGGGTCGGGCATCCGCAAAGAAGGAGGGGATGAATTTAAAAGCTCCCCAACCAGAGGGCGGATCAAGGAAGAAATCTTTCTGTGCCAGGATGGAAGGTATGAAAAAGAAATTGACGTCAGCAAAAACAGCCAACGACCCCAACAGCAGAATCAATAAGAGTTTGCGCGTTTGGAAATGTGCAGATGGCTGCGCTGTAAGAGGACACACTAAAGGCAGGATGGTTTAACATGGCTACAAAAAATGCTGGAGCTGGTAGAGGTTTTGTAAACCCACAACGTACCGACGAGCCCGATGAAACATATGTAACGCCTTCGCAGCGTTATGAGATGGAAAAAGAACGTCAAGAGCAAAAAGAGCAAGCTCAAAACGAGGCGGCCTACAATGAAGCCAGTCAAAGTATGGGTAAGAAGCGTGGCGGGAAAGTCAAACATCACGTTAAGCATCACGCCAAAGGCGGATCCGCTCATCACAGAGCAGATGGAATTGCTGAGCGTGGACACACCAAAGGCAGATACCTATAATGGACTCGATGGTATGGAATGCGATTCTCTCCTTACTTGTCGCCTTGCTAGGCTGGGTGTTGAGAGAGAAATCAGCCGAATTGCAACGCGTAACTATTTTGCTGAACAAGACTCGGGAAGAGATTGGCAAAGAGTATGTGAGCAGAGCAGAAGTCCATGCCGATATAAACAGAGTTCTGGACCGGTTGGACAGGCTGGAAAGCAAGATTGATAGGTTAATGGAGAGCGCACATGCCGTCAGTTAGCAAAAAGCAGCACAATTTCATGGAAGCGGTGGCTCACAGTCCAGCGTTCGCCAAGAAAGTAGGGGTCCCTCAAAATGTGGGGCAGGAGTTCAGTAAAGCGGACAAAGGCCGCACATTTAAACAAGGTGGAGATATGGAAAAGAAACACGAAATGCATCATCATCATATGAAGATGGCACATCATCACTTGAAAGAAGCGATGAAACACGGTGGTACAGCACATCACAAAGCTTACGCCAAAGGCGGTGAAGTTACTGGTATGCACGGTACTGAAGAAAAGCGCGGCATGACTACAGCCAAAATGGCTAAAGTCACAGCTGGTGGCATTAAAAAGCACGGTGAGCACTCAGTTCAAGAGCGTGGTCATACAAAGGCCATGATGCCTAAGATGGCTGGTTCTACAACTGGTATGAAGCGCGGCGGAGCTGCTAAACATCATCACAAAAAGTGAGGCATACCATGAAACATCACGAGCACCACGAGCACGTTCACCCAGCCGGCCATGAGTACCCCCATGAGCACAAGCACCATGTTCACCATATGAAGGAACATGAAGAAGGCGGTCACGTCCATCATCACCACCACTACAAAGAACATGCTGCTGGCCACAAGCTGCACCATGAAGTTGTAGAACACATGCACAAGCACCAAAAACACGGGGGTTAATCATGCCTATGATGCCAACAATGCCTAGAACTAGAGCGCCAATGGCTGCTCCTGTTACTCCATCTCCTATGGCTGGACGTATGCCGGTTAATCCTGCGATGGCTGCTCGCCGTCCTGGTGGCATGATGAAAAAAGGTGGTGTTGCTCACCGTGCGCACGAGCGTGCTGATGGTTGCTGCGAACGCGGCCACACCAAAGGCACAATCGTAGCCTGCAAAGGTGGGATGTACAAATGATGGCCAGTAGGGGTATGGGTGACATTAACCCGTCAAAAATGCCTGGTAAAAAGGTAATACATCGTAAGGATAAACCGAACGATGTAGATGTGTATGCTAAAGGGGGCGCGGTGTGGGATACACCAAGCCCCAAGAAAAAACACAAAAAGCTGAGCCCTGCAAAGAAAGCTGCTGCGAAAGCATCGGCCAAAAAGGCTGGGCGCCCCTACCCCAACTTAATTGACAACTTAAAGGTAATGAAATGAAACACCACTTTATCAATTTCTTGAGCGATGCTGGCCACTCCGTTTCCGGATATGAGCACAAACTCTTAGAAAAGTTTGCTGCATTTGTTGAGTCTTTTGAGGCTAAACAAAATGAGCCTGCTGTTGTTGCTCATGATCCTGTTGCTATCGAAGCGCCAGTAGTTGACACAATTTCAACTGGTAATATTACCAATACTGAAGAAAAATAAATGGCAACAACATCCGGCGTTGCGGCGTTTAATCTACAGCTTCCCGAGTTAGTCGAGGAGGCTTTTGAGCGTTGTGGTGGCGAATCCCGCTCGGGATATGATGTTAGGACGGCCCGTCGGTCATTGAATTTACTCTTTGCCGATTGGGCCAACCGTGGCATTAACATGTGGACGTTTGAGCAAGACGCCATTACATTGGTTCCTGGACAGCCAACTTATGCGCTGCCAGACGATACAGTGGATTTGCTTGAACACGTTATTAGAACGCAACAAAATGTGGCCAACAACCAGGCCGATTTGACAATTACACGCATCAGTGTTTCTACTTATGCGACCATTCCCAACAAACTTATTCAAGGGCGCCCTATCCAAGTATGGATTCAACGCCTTTCAGCCAATGATCAAGTCACTGCTGCCACTGTATATTCCGCTGTTGGCACAACGGACACCTCGATTGCCGTTAGTACCCTCAATGGATTACCAAATGCTGGTTTTATTAAGCTCGATTCCGAGCTGATTGGGTTCAACGAACTCCAGCCAGCCGCTAATGGCAGCCCTGCTTACCTCTTGAACTGCACTCGCGGGCAAGGAAACACCACAGCTGCTACGCACAACGCTGGTATTGCGGTCATTTTGTCGCAAAAGAACAGTATTACCGTGTGGCCAACCCCTGATTCATCGCAGGTTTACCAGTTTGTGTACTGGAGAATGCGCCGAGTACAAGATATGGGTGGCGGTACCAACATTGCTGACGTGCCATTTAGATTTGTTCCATGCTTGGTGGCTGGACTGTCCTATTACATGGCGTTAAAAGTACCAAATGCGCTGGAAAGATTACCAATTTTGAAGTCTCAATACGATGAGGCCTGGGAATTGGCGGCTGGTGAAGATCACGAGAAGGCTGCGGTGCGTTTTGTGCCACGCAGGATGTACATAGGCGGGAGTTACTGATCATGGGCAACAGGTTTGCCTCTGGTAAGAATGCGATTGCGGAGTGTGATCGTTGCGGGTTCCAATATAAGTTGACGGTTTTAAGAAAAGAGATCATTAAAACCAAGAATTACAACATATTGGTATGCCCCTCTTGCTGGGACCCAGATCAGCCTCAGTTGCAATTGGGCATGTACCCTGTAGATGACCCACAAGGACTGCGAGATCCGCGCCCTGACACCACCTATTACGCTTCTGGCGTGACTGCTGATGGAAGTATTGGTGGCGGTAGTAGAGTTTTTCAGTGGGGTTGGAATCCAGTTGGTGGAGCCAGTAGTTTTGATGCAGTTTTGACGCAAAACTATTTGATTCCAAACGTACAAGTGGGTACAGTTACAATAGTTACAACGTAGGAGCTAAAAATGGCCAAACATGACGATATTAAAGAGGACAAAAAGCTGATTAAAAAGGCTTTTAGTATGCACGACAAGCAGGAGCATCCTGGCAAACATACCGACTTGAGCAAACTCAAGAAGGGTGGCAAAATCCATAAGATGGCCAAGGGTGGCGTCACTGGTAAAGCCATGAGAGCTGTTGGCCGCAATTTGGCCCGCGCTCACAACCAAAAACCTGGGAGCAAATGATGGTTACTCAAGTTAAACCAACAACCAAAAACAGCCCTGCCATTCATAAACCCACAAAGGTGTTTAATGGCTCTGCTGAAGAGTATGCTCGCCCACATACCATGAAGGATAAGCCTGTTCATCTTGAAGACGCTGGTGTTGAGCCAAGCTTTAATAAGAAGAAAAACTGGGTTCCTCTCAAGGGTGTAAGTATTACCATGAACGAAGAAGTCAAAGAGACTGGCATCAAGATTCGCGGTACTGGAGCTGCTACCAAAGGCGTGATGGCAAGAGGACCAATGGCGTGAATTACACCCAGCTAAAGCAACTGATTCAGGATTACACCCAAAACTACGAAACTACTTTCGTAGCGGATATTCCTACGTTTGTTGAACAAGCTGAGCAGCGCATTTTTAACTCCATTCAGTTTCCCTCACTGCGTAAAAATGTAACAGGTGTATTTACTGCGGGTAATGCATATTTAGCGTTACCAACGGATTTTTTGGCTCCTTATTCTTTGGCTTTATATCAAAGCGCAACAACCACCGCTACGGGCACTTCTGGTACTTATACCATTACGATTGGTTCAAATACCAATGTATCGTTGGGGCAGATAGTGTCTGGCACAGGCATCCCAAGTGGCGCCACAGTAACAGGAATCAACGGACTTGTAATAACGCTCAATCTGGCCTTAACAGGAACAGTTTCTGGTAGCGTTACATTCCAAGGAAGTTATCTTTATTTACTTAATAAAGACGTCAATTTTATTCGTGAAGTTTATGGCAATCCAATAGCCTACGGCACACCGCAATACTATGCTTTGTTTGGACCGACAGTTACAAGTGGAGCAATAACCACATACTTGTCCGCGATTGTTGGTCCCACGCCAGACACAAATTACAACGCAGAATTGCACTATTACTACTATCCCGTGTCCATCACTCAATCGTCTGATGGAACCAGTTGGCTTGGCAATAACTTTGACACCGTACTTCTTTACGGATCTCTTGTCGAGGCTTACACCTTCATGAAAGGTGAGACCGATATGATGACGCTTTACAATCAAAAGTATGTAGAAGCTCTTGCTCTTGCTAAACGTCTTGGCGATGGCATGGAACGTCAAGATGCATACCGCGACGGTCAATTTAGGCAGAAAGTCACATGAGCATAGTACAGACCGCCACCACCAGTTTCAAAGTGCAGCTTGCTCAAGGGCTGCATAACTTTGGTCCGACCAGTCCAAATACCTTTTACATTGCTTTGTTTACTTCAAACGCAACAATCAACGCATCTACAACGCAGTATTCAAATGCGTTGGTTGGAGAGGTAACTGGCGGCGGCTATACCCAGGGCGGACAACAGCTAACGATTACGCAAACACCAACATCTGGAGCCACAGGCGGCACAGTAGCGTACTGGTCTTTTGCTAACGTAGTTTGGAGCCCAGCTTCATTTACAGCTCGTGGTGCTCTGATTTACAATGCAAGTCAGAACAATGCATCTGTGGCAATTTTGGATTTTGGCGCGGATAAAATCTGCAATACATCATTCACGATTCAGTTCCCAGCTGTTACTAATACCAATGCAATTTTGAGGATCGCATAATGCTCGTTACAACTACCAAAGGTGAAATGGATGACTCCCTTCTTGAGAAAAAAGAAGGCGTAGTTGATGATGAAAATGAGTACACAACATGGGTTGAATACTGGTTGGATGGCGAGCTCGTGCACCGTTCAGCGCATGTAACTTTGAAAAAATCCCCCTTCTCTGATTTATTTGCTGCCTCTTTAGGCTAAAGGAACCAAAATGAGTAACACCCAAAGCATGTGCACTTCTTTCTTGGGCGAGTTGTTGAGCGCTACTCACAACTTCAGCTCTGCCAATCCCGCTCACACAGCCAATACT